TTTGACACTACTATGTGCGTCTATTGCTCCTTCGACTTCTAACTTTAATGATAGGAAGTTCTCACAGAACGTTAATGAAGTTTATCCAACGTTTGACAGAGACAACCCACTTGCTGACCCAGGTGCTTCTACATCTGTTGCTGACAACCAAACTATTGGTCTAGTTAATGCAACTGATGGTGCATCACCTACTCCGAATTTAGATCCAAAACTTTCTATCACTAAGGAAGCAACTCAATTCTTACTATCAGACACAGGTTGGACCCAACCAGGTACTACACCTAACTATGACTCAGTTAACGGTAGACTGTCAAGTATTTCTCTAACAGCACGTGCAGGTGATGAAGAAGTCAGAAAGATTAATATAAGAGAGAATAATGACGGTACAGTTGCTGTCATACCAACAGAGTTGCGAAGGCACTCAATTCTAAGATCTGGTAACCATACGTTTGAATATCTCGGTTTTGGTCCAGGTAACTACTCAACTGCATTCCCACAAGCACAGGTTGAAACTCTATCACAAAACCAAGTTAGATATTCACAGTCAATTAAAGAAGAAGCAGGTGTTGCTTTCTACTCTGGTCTTAACTCTAATGGTGACCTATTCATTGGTAACCAGGTTATTAACCCAGTTACAGGTCAGATCACAAATGAAGATATTGCACAGTTGAATGTTGTTGGTGAAGAAAACACAACCATTGAAACATTCTCTGAATTGGTTTTAACTGATAAACTCACTGTAATTGGTGGAGCATCTAACCAGTTAGAATCTATCTTTGCTGGTCCTGTTACATTCCAAGGTCTAACAACCTTTACGAATAACATTCAAGCGAAGAAAATTTCTTACTATAACCAAGATGGAACAGTTATCAAGCAAACATTACTTGCACCAGAAGATGCAAGTGGACTACCTGACTTCTCTAACATCACTGGTTATACTACTCCTGCTGATGGAGACTTAGTTTATAACATTAACTGGACTCCAGGTAAATCCCTTGGTTGGATCTACTATAACCAAGTATGGAAAGAGTTTGGTCTAACAGATACAGGTGTCATTAATATTGACACATTTGGATCTACACAGCATATCGGTCTTGGCACTGCTGCTGTTAGTGGATATAGAATGTCAATGTTAGGTAGTCTAAAAGTTGACGGTGACTTAGTTGTTACTGGTAGAGGTGGTGTTGCTGCTGATAAGTATATTACTAAGACATATACAGGTGATGGTAGCACATTAACATTCGCAATTTCTACATATAGTGGAGGTATCGCACATATCGATGACTCTGTTTTGGTTACACTGAATGGTGTTGTCCAAATCGCTGGCACTAACTATACCGTAGACGCAGGAGGAGCAAACGTAGTATTTACTGATGCACCACTTGCTTCTGATGTTGTCCACATCAAAGAGTTCCCAATCTAATTAAAGTAAAATGGCAATTACCCAGATTAGTGGAAATCAGATATCCACTAGCACACAAGCAATTATAACTACCCTGAGTTTCTTAAACGCCAATAGTGTATTGAGAATTCCTGCTGGTACTACAGCAAACAGACCTACTGGTGTATCTGTAGGTACTCTGCGATTTAACACAGACAATGATGCTGCTGAAGTCTATAAGGCAGATGATGGCACAGGAAGTGCTGGATGGTCACCTATCTCTGGTGGTGGACCTGCTGTAGGGACAGATAGTATTATTAGGACAAATGCAGCAACAATAGACGAAAATATAACAATAGGACCATCAGCAAATGGTGATGCCAAGTTTACTAACGGGATGACTGCTGGACCTATAGCAATATCAAACAACTACACTGTAACGATAGAAAACAACGCAGCGTGGAGTATTAGATAATGGCAAATAGTAAACTGAATGTCGGTAATATAGAAGGATTGTCACCTAATTTTACGGTGAAGTTGAAAGCGGAAGCAGATATGATCTTCCAAGGAGACAGTCAGTTATTAATGAATCAGAATTCACATTTAGCATTACCTGCTGGCACTGATACAAACTTTGAAGATGCACAGCGAATTAATGCACCGAGAAGAGGAATAAGAGACGGGCAGTTGCGTTTTAACACAAGTAGTGGTAAACTACAATTATACTACGACAATCGTTGGACTAGCGGATAAATTATGGGTTTTACTAAAGATGGTGGTGATCCTAGGATCATCAATGCGATTCATCATGACAATTTTATATCAGAATTCCAAACCAATTTAAAGGGTGAAGAATTAGTAAATTATTATGAATTTATGGCAGATAAAGTGCCAACGAAACAGAGAAGCACTAATGGATCTCAAGGGGTCTCAGATGAATCTCTGTTTTTGCATGAACTACCCCCAGAATTCTGGTATGATAGTCTATCAAGGGTGGTCTATAGAGCATGGTGTTTCTTAGTCGATGAAGCACTAAATGATTATGGTAAGAAGTATGATGTATTGGTTGGAAGACCTATGCAGCATCAGATGTGTAAACTACAGAAAACTCAAACAGGTCAAGGGTTTCATAACTGGCATTATGAAAATACTCCTAACACTCCATATAGAGTATTAACAACTCAACTATACATTAATGATGATTATGAGGGTGGTGAAACAGAATTTCTGTATCAACATTGTAGAATTAAACCTGAAGAGGGTAAATTCACAATTACACCAACGGCATGGACTCATACTCATAGAGGTAATCCACCTTTAAATGGGACAAAATATATTGCTACCGCTTGGGTTGAAGAGTTTCCATCTCAGCAACATAAATAGAAGAAAATACTAATGCAATGAGTACACTTAGCGTTGCACATTTAGCAGGAACCGCTGCAACAATCAGTCAGACAAACATACCCGCAGGTCAAACATTAAACGTTGAGGGTAATGTTTATCACGATGGGACTGGAGCATTGCGCTTGCCTACAGGGACAACTGCCCAAAGACCAGGAAGTCCACAGGCAGGTTATATTCGTTGGAATACAGATACTTTAGGTGTAGAATTATATACAGGAAGTACTTGGAAGGTTTATTCTGCTGAAAATGGTAGTGCTTCCTCACCATTCACTTCACTGCAAAATCTTTCTACTGCAAATCCAGGCAATGGTTTTTACTATTGTAATATGGATGGACAGGGTAATGAAGAGATGTATTGCTACAAAGATATTAATAGTAAGTGGTGGGTAGGAGTTGCATCTATTACTGATACTACTAACCACGGTCAATATACTGGTGGTAGTGATAGTTGGTATGGTAACTGGTCTAACACAACAACATTTGGATCAGGCACAGGATTTATGGGTGGTGACTTTAAGTCAAGGCACTATCATAACTGGTCAGTTAATGACGTATTGATAATGCAAGGTTGGTCTAACTCTGGTGATCCTTATTCTAACTCAACTGAAGTAGCATACATTAATGGTGTTTTCACTAATAGAGGTGGAAACATGAAAGAAATGTTTGAAGATCATATTGGATTAGGAAACCACGGTAATGTCGGTGGTACACAGATAGGTGGTATGACTTTCTTAAAAGGAAGTGCAACTGCTTCAGACAATAGATATAGAGGTAATAGTGCTGGTGAATTGAATCCCAACAACACTTGGCACGTTTCTCCCGCAAACTGCGAAAACTATACTATGAGTATGATTAATGGTCTAGGTTGTGCATCTAATGGATGTAACGTTGAGCACCATTGTTGGGTTGGTAACACTGGTAATAACTATTCAAACCAAAACTTCCCAGAACCTAACTGGTCTGGTGGTTGGGGTATTAATAACCCTGGCAGTCAAAACTGGATGTATTGGTTATTCTTCTACGGTAAGACCTAATGAGTACTATTAAATGTAACAATATTACTGCACCTGCCGACAATGACTTTGCCATTGTTATGAAGACTGGTGAGAATATGCGAGTAGCAGGTAATATGACCATTTCTAGTGGTTCTGCGTTTACTATTCCATCAGGCACTACAGCACAGAGACCTTCAAGTCCTGTTGCTGGTATGCTCAGGTTTAATACTCAGACGTTATATCTGGAAGTTTATACTGGATCTGCATGGTCTGGACTATTCATGGCACAATCTGGTGGTATGGATGGTGGATCAGAAGCAAATGCACCGTCATCAGTGCAGGGATTATATGATGCTGGTGTATCAGTAGATGGTAATTATTATTTGAATTTAGATGGTACTCCAAGAAGAT